AGGGCGGAAAGCCCTTTTTTATTAGGAACTTATGTTTGCTGTCACGTGTGACAGCTTGACCTAGTTGTTACCTTTAAGATTAAGAGTTCTAGTAGACATGTCTGGCGGATTTGAAGCTCTTTCACATGCACCATCCATCATAACTTTGTTAGTTTCGGTACGTGAAGAGTTATATTCACCTCTCCAGAATGAACAAATTTCATTGTTAGTTCTCTGGGCATTCCTTATCACAGCTTCTCTTTGTGCGTTTTGCCTACTGATAATTTGATTGCGGTTTTTTTCGTTCAAGGCTTGAGTTTGAGCTCTAATTGCTGCACTTTTAGCCTCTAACCTAGATTGTTTCATAGCTGAACTTGCAGCATCAGCAACAAGTTTTATTTTATATAAATCAACAGCTTCATCGACCCCCCAAACTGTTAAACCAGCAAGGGTAAGTGAGAAGTATAGTTTTAAATAGTTTAATTCCATTTAGCTTCCTGTCCTTTCAGATATTTCACCAATAATATTAAGTAATTGGTCTTGTAAGTCAGATAAATAATTATCCTGTGTTTTATGATTTTCCTTAAGGGTTTTGTACATAGACTCTGATTTTCTGGCAGACCACTTATAACGATGAACCAACTGAACATCAGAGGGTTTAACTTCGCCCCAAGGTGTACTCATTGTATGATCATCTACAGAAATTTTACAGTCAGCCCATGCTCCAGTAGCAGGTAAATAACCTCGGTAAATAATAGCTGTTAGTTTTTCCACTGGAAGACTGGCTTTACCTGATTTCACATAGCGCCTTACTTGCCTTTCACTTACGCCCAGTTCTTTGGCACCTTTTGCATAATCATAGCCAAATAAAGAAAGAAACTGTTTATGAAATTCTGATTTAAACATTGTGATTTTTACTCCTTTTAAAAAAATCACAATGGTTAATCATTATCTAACTCCGAATAGGTTTATCAGGGGCGCAAGCGCGGTATCGAGTAACTAAGGGCAGGGGTTGCGCTTCGCTTAGTTACGACCGATTTACGTTAATGCTAAATTAATATTTATGTGCGGTCTACATGGCTAAAGCCATAAATAATAGGTTCATGTACTAAGCAAAATAATGGTACGTGATAATTGAGTTAATTATTACGTAAAATAGGAAAAAGTACGTAATAAGTTACGTACCACTAAACAGCCTTTTTCATACGGCCAGTTGTAATACTGCGAGCCATAAAAGGTATATGGTCAGGGTTGTCAATTAAAAACTCTACCATCTGCTTTATCTCAATTTCTGAGTTATCAGGTATCCAAAGGGTTACTTTTTTTAACCCTTTGCCTTTTTGCTTTTGTTCGTACTTTTGATTTCTAGTCATAGTGTCACCAGTGACGGTATGTATTATTGGAGTATTTAAACGTTAACCAACGGCTTTCAACAAGTTGAAAGGCGTTGGTTTTAACGTTTAATTAGTAGTATATAAATCATGATATTGTTCATCTGGGATTTCGTTATTAAAATAATTGTTTGTTGGTTTATATCTAAAAACTACAGCTAAGTTATCGCCAATATAACCTTCAATACCTAATCTGGTTTTTTTTAATCTGTAACCCAACATTAAAAGCTCATCCCTTGAAAAAGTATCAATAACCTTTTTACCGCTAGATTCTACGACCACAAGTAAATCGGCAATTCTACCCCGATAGATTTCTTCGTAAGTAATCATTGAATTGTTATTCTGAATAGTGTCTCTTAATTTTTGATATGGGTCGGTACTGGGTTTTGGTTTAGGCTTTTCTTTTAGTTGTTGGTTTAGTTCTCCAGTAGTAGAGGTTTGCTGTTTTTCAACTTTTGCAACGGGCCCGTTGATAGGTTCTTTAGGTTTTGTGTTAGAAATACTAGTTTCACCGTTAAAAAAGGAAGTTAGATAATAAATAGCAAAAATAAGGAAACAGATAAAAACAGGTAAATAAAAATAAAATTGCTTAGATTTAAATACATTTACTCGGTCATCTGAGTATACCTCGGTATTATCTGTTGTTAATTGATGGCTAAGGTATGAACCAAAATACTTACTATCGTATTTTTCGACACCTGATTTTATCTTTTTAAAGACTACATCACCTTTAACGCCATTAATTGAACCTTGGTACATTTCCCATTTATATTTGCTATCCATGCCGACCATAGATAATTTTAAAAATGAAATTTTTCGTTCAGTTCTTCGTTTCCATGTTGTGTGTACATCGGCTAAAGCTTGACCCATACAAACAATGTCCATACCTCTATGTCTATGCTCTGCAATAAATCGGGTCATTTCATCTGACAGCTTTTGTCTACCACTGGGGAAAAAGTTTTGTAGCTCATCAAGCACAAGTAATGAATCATTTTCAACAATGTCGTAAACAGTATGTACTTGTTCTTCTGTAATTTCTGTATATAAGGATTCTAGTTCCTGAACGGTTTTACCTGTGAGTTCACTCACTTTTTCGTAATTAAAGCCGTTAAGTCTAGCGTAAACTTTACGTCCTTTTTCTAGGCTAGGTATTATATGCTTAACAAGAGCTTCATAACTTTTGCCAGAGCCTGGTAAACCTTCGTGAAATATAATCATAAATTTACCACTGGAATAAAGTTAATACTTTGCGGGTTAAACGAAATGTATAACCAACACCAATTATACCTAGGGCATTATCAAAGCCAGTGGCGGATAATAGATAACCAATATCGTTAGGTATCAAAGCAGTGAATTGACCTAATCCGTTTTGAATAAATTGTGGCGGGTCTATGGTAGAAAATATAAACCTGAAGCCTTGAAGCATTTTTTCAAATACCTGTAATGACAGCCAAAGAAAGGCGTCTAAGATAAAGATTAGTATTTCATAACACCAGTTTATAAAGCCTTGCCACATTTCGGCTAGCCAATCTAGTAAACTATTCAATTGCAATTCTCCAAGCGAAAAAGCCAGCAACGAGCATAAGTACAGCTCGAATGTAAGGCAGCATTGATTGAACAACAGATGTACAAAAATGGTCAAAAGTAATAGTAAAAGACGAATCTAAAACGCTTATAGTCTCTTGCCAAACTGGACAGCTGCCACTGAAAGAGGTAGTGAAAAAGTTTTCCATAGCTGAAAATAAGGGTAATGAACGCATTGCTTCATTATGTTCTTCAAGTACAGTACCGAAGTTTGTGGTTTCCCAATCAAAGGTAGCTATCTCGGTATATTTTTCAGGTTTAGTTGAGTAGTCGATTATTGGAGCAGTACCGTCGTAAGTACCTAGTTTTGTGATAGCGTCTGTTTGTTTTTTTAGTTCTGTTGTTTGTTTTGTTAACTCTGAAACAATAGCGCCCTCATCTACTCCAGCGATTTCTGATTGTGAACCGTCAGGGCATGAAATAGTTGCACCGGTTGGTGTGTTTATTACGGTGCAGTTTTCGCCATCTTCACCATCAAGACCATCAGATCCATTGCGGCCATCAATACCATTTATTCCATCGATTCCATCTTTTCCGTCTTGGCCATCAATACCCGCTATACCTTGGTCGCCCTTTTCACCCTTTTCACCTTGGATACCTTGTTCGCCTTGAATGCCTTGTTCACCTTGTTGACCATCTGAGCCAGCTTGACCAATTGCACCTTGAACACCTTGAATACCTTGTTCACCCTTTTCACCTTTGTCGCCTTTTTCACCTTGGTCGCCCTTTTCACCTTTAAGTTCTCCAGACTGAAATAATGAATCGATATCTTGCTGGGTTAAAAAAGATGCTTCAATTTCAGATATACGTTGATGGTTAACCACTAATTGGTCAGCGTTTTTTTGGATGCCTGTTATATCAAAACTGATAGAGCTTTCAGGGCAAACAACGGAATAAACACCAGAACTACCAGTTGCGGTGCAAAATTTATCATCACCCTCTGGTGGTTGAGAGTCACACTCGACAGGTTCTTGTGAATTATATTTGGTGGGTAAGTAATAGCCGCCACTATCATCTGTATTGATGTTGCATTGAGTGTCACTTTCAGGGTTGTCATAACAGACGTTTGAGGGAGATGTTGCAGTACCAAAGACGTAGCTATCAGAAGAAGTTGGCTCTGGGCATTCAGAATCTTCCAGTTTTTTCTTATGGCAAGTTAGACCTTGGGCTGATTCATATGGGTAAATATGCTCAGGACTTGAGGGGGGTGGGCAACCTAGCTCGGTAACAATACCATTGTTAGTTATACCACCGTGAGTACGTTGAAATATGCTACAAGCTCCAGTTTCAGTATTTATTGCAGTGTAAGCCGTGATTGTTGAAGAGAAGGAAGTAATTCCTGATATAACCTTGAAACATTGAAAAGGGTTGTTAGAAATAATAAGAGCTTCACATTGTTTAAAAAGTGATTGTTCGGTTGAACCTTTTACGGGTTTTGCGCCATTGGCTGTAGTACATAAAGCCTGTTTGAGTTGCTGTTCCTCAGCTGGAATTCCAGGGAACTCAAGCTCAACTGCTATAGCCATTGTTGCAAATACGGTTACGAGCATTAAGCAAAACCATAATTTGATTAATGAGAAAATAGTTTTAAATGGGTGGCGTATGGCGTGTTTAATTCCGCGCCATAGCAAGGTAAAAAGTTTAAGCATTTTCGAAGCCGCGAATAATCGCAACCGCACAAGCAATCCCAAGGCATGCATAATAAATTCCCCAAATCATAATAGTGCTCCATTAAAAAAGCCCCGCAACTTTTAGGAATACAGGGCTTAGTTTGCGAAAAGTAAATAGTCGGGTTTCTTAACGAATCCAACCGATTACTTTGTTATAACCCCAGATAGCAACGGGTGGTAAAATTTTGATTGCCGCTACTGCTGTGATTGCTGCAACAATTGCTGTAGCTTCGATTGCGCCTGTAACTCCTGTGAAGTCCATAATATTTTCCTTTTAGCTTAAAAAGTTTATTTATCATTTTCTGGTTTAAACCAGTTAATTACTGTGCCATAGCCCCAAGAGACTAAATGGCAGATTATTACCAATGAAAAGCCACTAAGAAAAAGTGCTTGTGCCTGTTCAATGGGAATTAGGTTAGGGTCGAAAATACTCGAACCTAGTAAAAATTGTTGGTACTCGGTAGGCTCAAGCATGACAAAGCCAGTGCAGTCTTGTATTGATTGTGCAGTTGGTTTAAGTTCGCCATATTCTAGCTGTACACAAGTAGCCATTTTTATTTACCTTTATTTTCTTGAGGTAAACTATGCAAACGGAAGCCTTTCCAATCCATTTGACGTGCTACGTTAGCACCTTCGTAATATTCAATATTGAGTAAAACAGGCCTTAAGCCCCAGCCGTTAGGGTCAGATTGCAAGGTTTCCAATTGCTGATAAGTACCATCGTTAAATTGGTCAGCAGATACCTTTACAGATAAAATTTGAGCTGGGTTTTTTGTGTGAAGTTTAAATTCGCCAGTTGTAGGCAAGGGAGCGCCTTTATCATCTGTACGATTTACTTTTACTAGGTCTGTAATAGCGCCTTCAATATTCATAATTTCTCCAATAGGGTTTAGTTTTATTAATAGTTACACTTAATGACACAAGTCCAAGCTCGCGACTTCGTCGCTCGAAATGTTGCCAGCCAGAGCTTCGTAATCCATGAATAAGCACATGTTTTGATAATCCTCAAGAACGCACGCTTCAAGGAACTGCATATCTTCATCACTAGGTGCGAATAAGCGGCCGTCATCGTGCCAACCTTGTATTTGTTCAGACACACCGCACATGATTTTACGTTGCGATTTAATATCTTTTTCAGTGAGTATCTGGGTAGTACCGCGTCGAGTAATTACAACAACAGCATCCCAAGCAACGCCTAAAACTCGGTTAGCTGGTTGGTCGCCATATTTAGTGGCAAAGTAGGGTGATTTAGATTCACTGCGGCTAACCTCACCAGTAATACGGTCAACAATATCGGGCAATTGGTAGTGAATGCGTAACGTTTGGTCTTTGCGTTTAACTTGTACGCCACCCATTGCAAGGCAAAATGCTTTCCAATCTGATGAATCAGCAGCTTGGCGTACCTTCTCAAGTGCGTATTTTGAAACTGTGTCTAGTGTTGTATTCATTGCATTTGCAACCTCACATTTGCCAGTATCACCTTGGCCTAATCGTCTAAGTTCACGCCAAAGGGTGACTGATGGGCCACCAATTTGCTGAAAACGTCTAATATCAAAAGTGCTTGCCCAAGTAGATGCACGTTCTGCGGCATCGGCTGGAAGTATTTTCATTTCACCAGCTTGTGAACAAATCACTTTATCGATGCTGTCACCAGTTACGGCTTTAGTAATATATTTAGCAATGTAGCCAGCAGCAGAGCCTTTACTTTTATTAATCGTAATAGCCTTAAAGCGGGTGGTGCTTGTTCTAAATTCGGTTGGTGTATCTTCGGTACAAAGCTTTTTAAGGATTGCACGAACTTGTATCGCATCGCCTTTTTCCATGAATAAAAGCATGTGCCAGTGTGGGCAACCGTCATGATGTGGTTCAACAACACGGAATCCATAAGGGCGTAAATTTTGTTTTGAGAATAGGGCGCGGGCACGTTTCCAAATTCCGTTAAAATATTCCTGTGCATCTTGTGGAGTTGAACCATCATATTTATTGTTTGGTCGGCCTGTATGGTGAACTGCATGAAAACGACTTGGTGCTGATAATGTATAGAACTCACCACGATGGCCATGCATGTCCGCTAGTTCTTCAAAGCCACGAATTCTTACCATTAATTCAGCCGCTTGTTGTTTGCCTGAAGTGTGAGAACGTTCAATAATTGATTGAAGTGTTTCGAACTCATCAAACGGGTTTGCATCGTTCGGAACAACAAATAAATCAGACATTATTTCGGCTGATTTGCGCTTACGTTCTCGGCGGTTCTGGATGGTTGGTTGTGATACATAAGCACTTGCTTTTTTATGTACGAGTCTTAAATCACGTGCTAGTTGTTCAATAGTAAACGCTTGGATTTTACGTAACTTACGACGCCAGAAAATAGGGTCAGCAAAGCGGTTTAAAATACCTGTTAAAGAGTCTGCTGCAAAGTGTGTGCAATACGGTGAAACTAGTTCAGGCTCTTGAATATCAAAGGAATTTAAGTATTTAACAAGGATGTTAAATACAGATAAAGTATGGCCGTTTTTACTTATTTTCAGCTCACAATAACGGGCTTTTTGCTCTGCAATTTCGCATATTTCATCGTCTGAACATGATAGGTTTATATAACCAAAAAGAGGATTGCCAAGCTTTAAAGCTGTATCGGCATGCTTCAATCGTCTATCTGCTTCAACTAAACCATTGAACTTTTCAGCTAAAAAGTACCCAGTACTTAGCATATGAGATAAGTTTGAATGGGTCTTAAAAACACGATTTCTAAAGGCTTTACTATCAAAATAGAAACCTGTTGCGGGCTTATTATTAGAGTTATGAATGCTAATATCTGAGTGAAATTTATCAAAATTAGCAGTTAAATTAATAGCTGTTTTTAGCGGGAAAACTTGAGCGTATTGGGCGTTAGATAGTGAGCTCATTGGTTAGCCTTTACTTTTTTATAAATAGGAGTGCGGACTAAAATGAAGTTTAAAATTATAAAAATAACAGGGAATAAAGAATAAGATAAAAAATCAAATGCTATATCATACTCTTGGTATGCAATGGAAAGTAAGCCAGATAATAAAAACGCAAATTGAAAAACTAGGACAAAAAAATATGAAATTTGAACTAGTAATGGATTTAGTGTGTTTTTAGTGGAACTCATATCCGTATTTCCCTGTTAAAATGACAAGCTGTCAATCTTGAATGTTTTGGAGTGTAGCTTTCGCTATTGACAGTTGTCAAATATTTATTTATCAGGTTTGACAGTTATAATTAATATATAGAGGAGATTGCTATGAATTTTAGTTACGAACTTATTGAAAAATATAAAGATTCAAAAGGTTATAGTCAGGATAAACAGGTTATAGCTGATTTTTCAGAATTTAATTCTGGGAATATGTCACAGATTAAAAAAGGCAAACGTCATTTAACAGCGAATCAATGTATTTTTATGGCCAATACCATTGGTATGGATCAGAAAGAGGCGTTACTTAAACTTGCTATAGAAAAGTCAAAGTCTAAGGAAGAAGGTAAAATCTGGTCTGATATTGTAAAAAAGATTAGTGCAGCATGTGTAGCGCTAACACTAGTTGCAGGACTAGCGAATGCACCAACTGAGGACGCATTTGCGTAATAGCGATAGCCCATAAATTACGTTATGTTAAATTGAGTGAGTTAAATTAAAGTGGGCGTAATCCATAAAACTAGCCCACTTATGATAGGGTTTTGATAGC